TCCTTGACCTCCCCATTGAAATCTAAAGTTACCCATTTGAATTAATCCCATAATTTTCAATATTTTGTCAAATTTATAGAAAAAAGTTTATATTTGCCTTGATAAATGGTAAATTTGCATTATGGAAGGACAAAAACCTACACAAGCGGAAATTAAACAAGCTGTAAAAGATAAAGAAAAGATTGTTAAATCAACTAAAATCGTTAAGAAATGATTGAAGCACCAGTTTTTAAATCCAAGGACGAGGAAGTTCAATGGATGTTTCAGAATAAGTCTTTGATTATTGCTGAAAAAACGAATAACGTTAAAAAGTCTGATTCTTTTCTAGTTTCTACTAATCCGTTTGTTAAAACTGATGCGACTAAATCAGAAGACGAACCGAATACAGATACAAATGAATCGATTAAAAGAAAGTTAGTTATCAATACTACTAATTTACTTGATTCACATTTAGACGTTCACATTAAAGGTTGTTTCAAAAAGACTTTATCAGAAATTAGCTATTTACCATTATTACAAGAACATGAAATGTGCTTCGATAAAATCATTGCCACAAATGTAGATGATGGATTAAAAGCGTACGCACAAAGCATGACATGGAAGTCTTTGGGGTTTCCACAATTCGAAGGAAGTACAGAAGCTTTGATATTCGAAACACCAATCAGTAAATCACGTAATGAATACATGTTTAATCAATACATGAAAGGATATGTAAGAAATCATTCAATCGGGATGCGTTATGTTAAGATTGTAATGTGTATAAATTCAGAGGAATCAATGTACACATCTGAAAAAGAAAACTGGGACAAATACTATCCAATGGTAGTTAATAATGATGTAGCTGATTCAAAAGGATATTTTTGGGCGGTTACTGAATTAAAACTAATCGAAGGTAGTGCAGTTGTAAAAGGTAGCAACTACGCTACACCAACACTAGAAAGTAAGAATGAGCCGTTGAACGACACTCAGGATGAAAATAAACACGAGCCGTCAAACGACACTCTAAAAAGAAGAAGAATTAATTAAGTTTATTAACTAAAAACAAAACAAAATGTTTGTAAGAAAATCTCAAGCAGAAATTGCTAAAATGAATGATGAGGAATACGAAACGTATTTGACTCAAAAAGAAGAGTTCGAAGCAACTCAAAGAAAAGAAGAGATTGAATCTCAAATCAAGGAAGCTAACAAAAACAATGTTTCTAAAGAAGAAATTGAAAAACTTAGCCTAAAACTTGACACAATCGTTAAAGAGCATGAACAAGCTTTATTAACTATCAAATCTTTACGTGAAAAACCAACTACTGAAAAAGCGGAAGGATTATCGGAAGAAATGAAAGCTAATAAAGAGCAAATCAATGCTATTGCTAAAGGTTCACAAGAAGAGGTTGTGATTAAAGCGGTTACTAACCGTGCAAGTATCACAAATAACACTCAAACAATTGAATTAACTACAATTGGTCAATTAGGTGTTAAAATGCGTTCTTTGTACGATAAAGTACGTAAAATCACAATCGGTAAAGGAAACCACAACGGAACTATTTCTTACCATGACTGGGACGAGGCTACAACAGTAAGAGCAGCTGCAATGGTTGCGGAGGGTGCTGCTTTTCCTGAATCAACAGCTAAATTTCAAGAGTACACTTTGAAACTTCGTAAAATTGGTGATACATTACCAGTCACAGAAGAGTTTTTCGAAGATGAGCAAAGAGCAGCTGCTGAATTGGATATGTTCTTAGATACAAACGTTTCAACTAAAATTGATGACCAAATTATCAACGGTGATGGAACGGGTGAAAACTTAAAAGGTTTATTAGCATCTGTACCAGCTTACACTCCTGTAGCTTCGGGTATTCCTTCTGCTAATATCTACGACTTAGTTAAAAAAGTTCGTACGGATATTACAAAAACAAGAGGTTCAAAATACCGTCCTGATATGGTTGTTATGAACTCTGATACGTTAGACCGTTTACAACTTGAGAAAGATGCAAACGATAACTATATTTTCAGAGATACAAACAAAATCGGAAACTTAGAGTTTGTAATTGATGACAATTTAGCTGACAACGTTTTAGTAGTTGGGGATTCTCGTTATGCTTCAATTTATGAAATGGGTGGTGTTGTTTTATCGAAAGGTGAAGTTAACGCACAATTCACTTCTGATATGATGACAATCAAAGCTCGTAAACGTTTGTTGTTCTTAATCCGTACAGTTGACCAAACTGGATTCAGAAAAGTTACAAACATCACAACTGCATTAGCTACATTAGCATCATAATGGGAGCGTCAAGAAATCGTGTTTCAGTTACCTTCACGAAAGATTATGCAGAAAGCAAAAAAGGTGATGTTCTAATTGTAGGACGTTCAATTGCTCATCAATTAATAACAGTTGAAAAAGTGGCTGAATTAACTACTGAAAAGAAAACAAATAAGAAAGTTCAATAACCAAAAGAAGATTAACAAATGGGATTAATTGTAAATGTTGCAGATTTCACAGGTCGTTACTTGTTAGCGAAGAACCCGCATAATTTGGGTACTATTGATGATGTTATTGATTTGTATGAGAAAAGTTACATTTATAAAATTCTAGGTGTTGAACTTGGTGATTTATTGATTGCTGATTTAATGGGGGGCGTTCCAACGTCTCCCGAATTTTTAGTAATCTTTAATGAACTTGCTTTTAATTCTACTTGTAATGAACAGTTATTCGAGTCTAAAGGATTAAAGAATATCTTGTTAGGGTTTATCTATTGGAGCGCTGTTACAGAGGCTCGATTGCAACCTTCACAAACAAATGGAGCGATTCAGGTTAAAGTTGAAACAGGAACGAGTACAACGAATATCTCAGAGATTTACAATAGATACAATGACTCTGTAAAATGGGTTAAATGTATTCAGCAGTACATCTATGAGAATTTCAGTACATACCCAACTTTCAAAGGTCAAAAAATACTAATTAACTATTCGATATGAGTAAGGATATAGTTGATGTTTTACGTTATGAACTGTTACCATTAATTGATAATACAGTCAAAGTCAAATCTGTTGTTTCGAATGTTACAACTTATACACTTGTATTGTGTTCTATAAAATGGTTAAAAGTCGGGCGTTTAATAACAATTGGTTCGTATGAATTTCAAGTTATTAGCATTAACTATTTGACTAATGAAGTTGTTGTAAATATTTCCGATCCATTAGCTGTAATTAATAAACATGATGTTGGTACGATTATACGACCAACGTTTATTCATGGGACTAAATACACGGCTAACATTGAATGGTTAAAATCTATTCAATTTGACTTAAACACTGGTTTACCTTTGATTTGGCTTTATGAATCGATTAACGAAAGTGTGAATGAACAATTTAGTCCATTTGATTCAGAAGCTAGTTTGAGATTGTTCTTTTTAGATTACATTGATTTAACTGGTGATTCGCTAGTAAATGAAAATGGAAACTTAGATGAAAACTTTCAAATTAGAAAACAAGGTGTCAAACCAATGCTTTCATTATCTGATTCGTTTTTAGATACAGTTGATGAGAGTTACAAGGTAGAAAGGTCGTCTAATTCAAATCGTACTACGTTCTCAATATTTGCGAATGAAAATTCTAAAAATGGCGAGACTATTTACGAGCGAATACTAGATGCAAATTTAGGAGGTGTTGAAATTCGACCAACACTATCCGTTTACAAAGGTGTCGAATGTTGTTGAAAAAATTAAAATTTAAATAAAATGAGTACACTATGTTGTCAAAAAGGAACTCCTAACTTTGGTCGTGCGAATTGCGTTGTGCAAATCGACGATATTGTAGGGGCGATTATTGTACCTACTTTCTCAAGTGCTGGAGCGTACAATGAAATAGATTTAACAGACCCATTTGATGCGACTACGCTAACGGGTTTAATAACAAACGCTGACCCTTCATTACGTTGGGTAAAATTACCGCGTTTCTATGGTGCAGATGCTCCAATTGCTGATTCAGTATTTGACGAAGCTACAGACGGAACAAAGTCTTTCGTTCGTGAGGGAATTTGGTCTTTTACTGCTGAGATTCGCGACAAAGATTCAGTTCCAGCTGTATTGAAAAAATTGAAAGCATTACGTTGTACTAATTGGGCAATGTTCTTAGTAACACGTTCAAATCAATTGATTTCGACTACTATTGCAGATTCAACTACTTTAGTTCGTCCGTTATTGGTTAACAACGGTTCGCTTGACCCTAAAATGATGTTCAAAAACGCAACAACGACTAATAAAATTATGTTCGCTGTTGATTTTGACAACTTAATGAGACAAGAAAATTTGTACGTTATCGATGGAAACGAAATCAATGTAGATTTCTTGAATATGAGACAATTAACTGATGTTAATTTAGTTCAAGTTGGCTCTGTTACAACAACTACAGCTACTGTTGGTTTACGTACTGACTTTGCAATGGGATTACACCCTAACTTTGATGTTGTTGGTTTGATTGGTGCGAACTTCGTATTGAAAAACTTAACAGATTCGACTAC